AGCACAAATGGTAACGTGTCTCTTAATGGGAATTCCGGTGGCCGGTGACTTTCAATGGGCGCAACATAGCGTCTGCGTATGTGATTTAGTATCGATTCGGCCTTTTAGGATTCGTTTTTGGAACTCGTGGAGTGACCAATGGGGAACCGATGGAATGGGTATCGCTGAAGAGGATAAAGCGATTCCTAATGGTGCTTGTGCTCCAAGAAACATTTATGCTTCTAAGGAATAAGATATGCCGATTGAGAAGATTAGATTGAATCAAGGATATTATACAATCGTAGACAGACAAGATGCCGTTTTTACTTGTATGCATAACTATTATGTAAAGAAATCCGAAGGATCTAGAATATTATATGCTCAAAGAAATGCAACAATTGAAAGAAAACATAAAAATTTTACACTTCATCATGATATCGTTGAACGCATGGGAATTATTGTTCCTAAAGGAATGGAAATAGATCATATAAATCGTGATGGCTTAGATAATACTAGAAATAATTTTAGAATCGTTAATAAGAGTCTACAATCTTTAAATAGAGATATTATTTCTACTAATACTTCGGGACATCGAGGAGTACATTGGGAGCAGTGGTCTCAAAAATGGAGAGCCGCAATAGTAATAGATGGACGAGAATATAAATTAGGAAGATATACAGATATCGAAGATGCCATAGCAGCTAGGAAGGAAGCAGAGATTAAATATCTCGGAGAGGAAATCCAATGACTGGATTCTTTGTCAGAACATCTGATGGTAGAACCGTTGAGATCGAGAATCTTAGCGAGGAGGAACTTAATATATTCCTTAAGAATTTAAATCGAGCTCAAGCTAAGAAGTGGTTAGTAGGACTTATTAATTGGATCAAGACGAATGTCAAGGAGTTGTAATGCCCTCCCAAGAGCACGCTATAATAGTTAAATGGATAATCGAGAACGTAACAGAGGAAGACATTCCTCTTAATGGGAGTACCGATGCGCTGATCTGGAATCTAGTTCATTTGGCTACACAAGGTCGGCCATATGATCGTTATAACTATTCAACGGCACAGAAAGAAATAGTTGGAATTTGGAGAAAAGGATGAAAGAAATAACCCCCAAAGTCTATCTGATTGGATATACTGTTGTTGATTTCGAGGGCATAAGTCAATATCTTCTAGATATTAAACAAAGCGATTGGGAGAGTAATGCGGACACCGAATCTGATCAATTAATTGAAGTAGCTGGGAGAATCTGCTATCGGAGTTGGGCACCGTTTGATGGTACCGAGGGAACTAATCCTAATATTACTAAAGTGAGAGAAGATAATAAAGAATATATTCAAAATATTATTAAGCAAAGTCATGGTAGCGTATTGGAACATAGTAATGTGAGTCTACTTTTTAGAGATGTAAGTAGAGTATTTACTCATGAAATGGTGAGACACAGAGCAGGAATGGCCTACTCCCAAGAATCTCTTAGGTATGTCCGATTAGATAAGCTACGCTTCTTTATTCCGGAGGAGATTAAGCAAGATCCTGAGCTATATCAATTATATCAGAAGACGGTGGAGCACTTGGAAGCAGTACAAGAAACTCTTAGTCATAAGATTAAGAGCGGAAGCACCTTCCATGATAAGAAAGTTTGGACCTCAAGGTTCAGGCGGCTAGCTCCACTGGGATTAGCCACCACTATCTTAGCTACCGGAAATCTTAGAGCTTGGCGGCATATTGTTAATATGAGAAGTTCAGCCGGAGCTGAAGAAGAAATTAGGATGGTGATGGATCAAGTAGTCCCGATCCTTAAACATATTTCCCCATCGGTATTCGACGATCTAAATAAAATTGATGGGGTGTGGAAATATGAATTAAACGCCAAGCCGTAGGAGCGGAAATGGACTACGAAGACTTCGAGAAACTTAATGATAAGGAGCTAATTGAATTTATAAATAAACTTACTGAGGCTAAAGCTAAGAGATGGTTAATAACCATAATTAAATTAATTAAGAAAGAGGAAGATAATGAACGAAGAAGAGATCAAAAAGAACTTTGAACAGTTTATCCATGATAATTTAGAAGGTAATGGCTACATCTTCATATTCGCTAAGAGTCAAGAAGAAGCAGCTTATATAACTAATACAAAGAAGCCCGAGATAATCGGGTTTCTAAAAGAAGTTATAGGACTTATAGAAAGTGAAAGCCCCAAATGAAATAGAAGCGATCTTAAGAGCTTTTGCTGATAAGATTAAATATAATCTTAATAGCGATACACATTTCTGTTTAATTATTTTCGATTCTTCTGAGGTAATATCTGTCTCTGATTCTTGGAGAAAGCCGATGAACAACCGACGTTTGAAATTGACATATATCAGTGAAAAAAGAATGCTTGAGATGTTCTCCGTTCCGAACATCAAGGTAGAAGATCGGGAAGTAATACTGAATCAGTGGATCTTCCCAGAGCTTCCCAAAGACTCCCAGATTAAGAGTGTTTATTATGATCCCCGATATCAAGCATTTGGAATCGTTATTTGGAGCAGTGAGTTTCCAGTGGCTAAAGAGGGAGATGCTTTGGAAGCTATTGAGACTAAAGTTAAACCAATCTTAGTTCATGGAGGTCATACCAATTAATAACTTTCCTGGCTATCTTCCTAGATCTAAGACTATGAAGAATCTAGCTACCTCAGCATATAATGCTGGGAGAGCTAAGATCGTATTCACTGCTAACAACTATATTGATTGGTTTCGTACACTTCCTCCTGATCCTTTCGGAATTTTTACTGCTTCAGAAGCTAAATATCAAGAAGGAAATTATGGACATAAAAATTATATTCTCCGCCCACAGCATGGAGTCTTATTCATAAACTCCTCAAGTATTTATTTTGGAGGTTTTGATATTGCTGTTACAAATCTTTCAGGCAATAATACCGCTATCTCAGAAATAGCAGAATTCCTGAAGGATACGGGGATAGCTTTCGGTTCTGGAGATGCAAATCCTATAATAACAGAATCATCTCAAGGCAATCCTTATTTTCCTGTAGATGGTTGGGGAAATTATGAATTATCTCCAGGATCTTCCTTTCCACCATCATGGTGTTGGGCATTAACTGAAGGTATACCGGGTAACCCGTCTTTAATTGATGGCGGTGATCTACTTGTCTTCCTAGTTGCTTGGACAGATGAAGGATTTGTTACTCCCGATCTTCCTGTAGAAACTTATAATACTTATCATGATGGTTATTTAGATGATCCTAATTTACCAGAAGGAAGTGGTACAGGAACAGTAACTACCCCAACTGAAAAGTTTAAAGTACATTATAATAGATTTGCTTCCCTGATCCCAAAGCTAGATCGATATCATGCTGTTATCTTCAGAAACAGTGATATGATTCCTGTAGCAAAAGCAGAACCGATTCTCTCCGCCCACTTTAATGAGGCTGTTAATGGTCTCGGGACTTACTCTGGTCTCGGTCCAAGCCTTAATTCTTTTGGCGTTGAGTTGATGGATATTACTGGATCGGTTAGCGGGGGAGTATGTATCGATATAATTCGAGACCATTTCAAACTGAGGAAATAATATGTCTCAAGACGAAGAATTGAAAATCGTCCAAGCGCATATGGCACAATTATCTGAGCACTTCGAGACTGTTCAGATTTTTGTGACCATTAAGAAAGAAGAATCTACAACCTCAATGTTTGATGGTTGTGGTAACTACTTCGCTAGATACGGCCAAGTTAAATCGTGGACTATAGCGGAAGAAAAAGACTTTGACGCTAAGAACAGAGTCGGAGGGGAGGAAGAAGAGGATGGATGACTTCTATCTGCATACTCCTGAAGAGCGGGGAGAGATGTTCAATTCTAAGGTAATTAATCATAATTATCTTGCCGCTGTAGATATGCATCTAATAAAAAATAGCGATGAATTTATTGAGATCTGCATCTTCCCACTTAATAATAAGTTTCAAGTATCTAGAACGATAACGCCATTCTATGCCGTTATCAAACCAAGGGTGAGTCCTTATAACCTTCAAGGCACCAATTTTAAGGAGAAGTTCGGGGTAAGTGAAACAAAATATACTAAAGCCTTCAATGTCGGTATAGATCGAACATCTCTAATGGACTTGTTCGAGGATTGGAAGGAGAATAAATTTAATATAAAGGAGGGCAAAAGAATATCTGTAGTTACCCATGATTGGTATCGGAAGAAAGAATATCTAATTCAGTGGTTGGGTAGACTTAACTTCGATTCCTTATTTTCATTTCAAGTTCGAGATATTCAGATGATGGCATTATATTTTAATGATTGGACATCCTTCAACGTTGAGGAGAACCAATTCGATGATTTAAGTCCAGGAATTATCTTAAGCAAATTAGATATTAGAGACTCAAGTACAGATACTCTCGTTAGAGCCGCCGGTATTGCTGAAGCGTATAAGAAGTTTATTAATAAAATTGCTGGTACTCGTTACTAGGAGAAAAAGATGCCCGATCCTGAAGTGGAAGAAGAAGTGGAAGTGGAAGAGGAATTCGACGATTCGGATTCCGACCCCAAAGACGAGGAATCTGAGGAGGAGGAAGAGGAAGAAGATGAATAAAGAAAAGAAAGACCCCGTCATCGCGGGGCAAAAGAAACCATCAGCTTCCTTGAAGGAGGGCGAGAAGCCCTCTCAACAGGAAATTGAACTCGATGTTCTGAATATTATGGAGTATCGTAAAAAGATGCTCCACGGGACTGAGTTCCCGTATGCTGAGAAGCTTAAGAAGTATAAATCGATGTCCACTAATAAGGAGCTATCAGCAAGTATCGATAAGCTTCTTAAAGAGCTTGAGGGAGAGAAGTCCGGGGACAAACCCGGTGAGAAACACACTCACTCAGAAAAAACCAGGCAAGCGCCGGGTTGAAGAACCCGTAAGAAGGAAACCCGTAAGAAGGAATCAGTTTTCCTTCTTACGGGTTTCTTTTTTTTAGATTTTCCTTCTCAGTACCACTGGCTGATTACGAAAAAGTATGTGGCTTGACGTTCTGCATCTGTTGCTGATTGACTTGTTGATCCCGGAAATCCAACAATAATTATAGCAGTTCCCGGCGGGATCGTCTCATCCTTACTTAATTGGAGGCATGTAGCGCTAACAGTGGTAGGAGGCGCTTTCATCCCACTAAAATGTGCAGCCACTTGATAAACTGTCCCCGAACCACCGATAATATATCCAGGAAATGCATTTCCACCTTTTCCGGTTGATTTAGCTGGCTGAGATTTTGTCGGTTGGGCATAGCTCATTTGAAACAGTGGTGGGGGACCAACATCTTGGACCTCAATTGAATCTCCTAAAGAATATGTCGGAGAAATATAGTCTCCCAATGTACCACCGTAATCCCCAGTTACCGGAGTAGGAGTTTCCTTATCTAAGCCTATACCCTTTGGGCTCTGATTATCTAAATTAGCAATAAGCTCATCGGGAGTACGGAGACGTTGTGTATCCTCAGATTCTTGAATATCTCCTGGTCCTATACTTCCATTAGCGCTCTGTTCTCCCACCCCATCAATAATTACAGGTCCGAGATTGGCAATAGGAGTATATGAAATTCCATCCCAAAATACTGGTGGCTGAATATTATTATAAATTAAGTTCACTTCATTGCCGATCCACTGAAATGAACCTGATGGCCAATACTTCCAGTCTACGGTATTGGTGCCCAGCATAATTGGTAGCTCTAACTTTAAGTCGATGGTGCTATCGTTACAAGTAATATCCATTACTACTGCCGGAGTAGGAGCCCCGTTGTTAATGTTGTATCTGGAGCAGGTATCTCTATCCAACATAATAATATCATAGCTCTCTACCGCTATAAACTTTAACGGCACCGTAATCCTGATTTGTTTCCAAGAATTACCACGTCTGAACATCCAGAAGGACATTGACGCTTCAACAGCCTTCTGAGTATTGAAGCAGTAGTAGTCAGTGGTTTCTTCGATTGTTCCATACTTATTAATGTTATATCTGATAATAACTTTATTCTGTTTATCATCGCTTAAGTCAACCCTCCATAAACCGATCATCTTAGTAATAAGCTGTTCTGTCGGAGTAAAAGTGAAGTAGAATGTGTCCTCAATTATGTCATTAAGCGTGATGAAGACTGAAGGTATGATGTACTTAGGAAGATAAGTAAAGTAGAATTTACCGTTTCTTAAGGTAGCCGCTACTTTATTTTGGTAACAGATCTCCTTAATGGCTACTAGAATATCTTTAAGCTCAAGATAAACGAAATTAAGTCTGAATCTGGGAACACTATTCAGGCTTTCGGTATCTACGTCATAGAGGGAGAAGGTGCGAACAATGTAAGTCAACACTTCCTGAAATGAATCTCCAATCGAAGATTCATATGTTACATAAACGTCATCAGTCCAATGCTGATTAAATAAAACGCTCAGTGGCCTAAAGAACTGGAGAGCAGTACATCTGAAAGTTCGATTAGGAAGTTGACGAACATTTTGAGCAACAACTGTTATAAGTTTATAATAACTCTTAGGAACCTTCATCCTCCGAGTTATTCCCTCGAAGGTTCTGTTGGCGTATACCCTAAGAATCTTCGAAGCAACAATATTAACTACATATCTGACTTTGAAGTCACCGAGATACTTCAATTGGGAGCCCGCTTCGATATAAACAAAATCATTTACGCCTCTAGTTATCGGACCCTCCAAAAGGGATGAAGTTTCATCGACAACTGTTGCTTCAAAATCTTTTGGATCTAAGGAAGTCTGAAGACGGATATCTGCTGCGGTAGGATCGAAAGACATCTCGATTCGATTATGATAAACATACTTAAAACTAAAATAAGCTACTCCCTGCTGATGTTTAACCTTAGAAAGAGTTCCCACCACCCAAACCCCACCTACCTCGAACAGCCCACTTAAATTAAGCGGAGTATCAGTTAAAACATATGTATGTAATTTCTCTACGTCTAATTGTGCGGTAAGCTGATCTTGGATAGCACCCGTACTATTAAATTGCTCTTGTTGGGCGATAAGAGCATTATTCATTTCCGTTTCAGCTTCCTCCTGACCTGCTGTATCTCCATTGAATGCGGCAATCGCTGCTCCCATCGCCCAAAATTGAGCGATAGCCATATAATCATATAATGCTTTCCCACTAGCCAATTGAGCATCGAGCCAATAATCGTGGATACCCATCGGCTCTGTAGTGATACCAACAGGAATATCTGTGATTCGTACAGTGGGTGCCTTATAACAAAATCCGAAGCCCAACGGCCACGCCTGCCCAATCATACTCTCCTTAAGATTATCTACTGATCCTTGCTCCGGAGAAAAACCTACTTCATAGTTCTGGAACTGAGTCATCATAGTGAACTTGAAAGTCTTCTCTTTATCGCTCCACTCGAAGTCACTAACTAAGTGCCCCTCGAAGAGTTCCATAGCATCGCTAAAGGGGATACCAATAATATGAAGATATAACTTACATCCCACCATATGAATGTCAACGTTGTCCATTAATTTCAAGAAATACTCGTCGCTATCATCGAGAACTACCTCAAGGGATACCGAGGAACCAGAAGTTTGAACATTCAAGATTGATTCGATAGTGGGCACAGATATTATTCTACCTTCGACAATGATGTCTCCCTTATCATTAAAGACTGTTTTATCACAATAATAAGCCCAATTACCGGAACGGGACCAATCTACTGCCACAATCAAGATCGGCTCAATAGCGTATTGAGTATTAATTGCATTAGCAAATGTTTGTGTAAATTTTCTCACAAAACAGCCTCAAGAAGATTTCAAACCGAATCCTTGAGTAATGAGCTTGTTTCCCTTTAAACCGCTGATCGGAATAGTATTGCCGACCAGTTCTTTTAAGACCTCTATCTCCAGATTGATTCGATTATTATTTCTTCCAGGTTGAGTGAAGTCAGCAGATGGAGTAATTACTATTCCTCGATACACTAAATTATCATAATCTGTTACATCAATTGGACTTCCTACTGATACTCCTAGAAAATCTAAGAGCTGATTCCTAAGAATAGAGTCCAAATATTCGAACTCGTATGATACTGTCTTAACGCTATTAAGATAATCATAGCCAATCTTCTTAGAGACAATAAGCTCATTACCACGATTCTTATTAATGATCTTACGGTAGTTAATAGAAAGTTTATCATTGAATAGTGGTGAAGGTAATGTGATCGAAGTGGCGTGCCACTTTAATGTTAACATTTTATTCCTTCTTAGGGTTTCCTTCTTCATAAAAAGGAATCAAGGATTCCGTCTTAGGGACTCCTTCTTATGAATCGAGGATTCCTTCTTAGGGATTCCTTCTTCAACAGATGGTACCAGTTGGCATAACCATATAGACAAATATAGATTGTAAGTTTAAGTTATCATTAATTGAATTACCAAATGATCCAGTTAAGTGAAACGAGTCGGTGAACAAGATAGTTTGCTGCATATTCCAAACGCTACTAAATAAGAAGGAATCAGTTAGGGGGAGAGTATCATAGATAATAAGAGGATTCCAAACATCCACTAAGAATAAGACATCAGTGAAGATTAAATTCGATACATTCTTCCAACTCTCTCGAAAAGAGAGATTGTCGGAGATCGGGAGATTAAGCGGAATAACGTGGAACTCATCGTGAGGAAATAACTGATCTTTAAGAATAAAGTCTTGATACTGATGATCGAAGGAGTCATTTAAGGGAAGAGTATCCCCGAAGGAGAGATAGACGAACTGATTCTTGAATCTATCTAATAGAGTCAAGATATCGATAAAGGATTCATACTTTGCAATCGGATTTGGCACTAAATCCCCCCAGTAATGGAAAATAATCTTTTACTGCTTTATGTATTAGTAGAGGAAAATCTGAGTACCCTTACGGGAGAAATATTATGGCATGGATACAATTGAGCAATGGTTTATTTACAGAGGTAGATGACGAAGATGCAATAGAATTAATGTGTATATGTACTTGGAATTACAATCCCTATCGTGGAGGGTATGTTCAAGGAAGATTAAAAGATGGAAAGAATATTTATATGCATTTAATAATAGCAAAGAGAATGGGACTAGCAGGTCCAGAGATCGATCATATTGATCATGATCCTTTAAATAATAAAAAGAATAATCTTAGAAGTGCAACACATAGTGAACAGTGTAGAAATTCAGGAATACGCAGTGATAATACTTCAGGATATAAAGGAATTAATTGGCATAAAAAAGATAAAAAATGGAGAGTTAGAATTTGGATTAAGAGTACAGAAATTTATATTGGAGAATTTGAATCTCTTGAATATGCAATTGCAATGCGAAGACAGGCCATAAAATATCATTATGGAGAATTTGCTAATCCTGATGAATTTAAATAATATTCCCCCCGGTAACTCAGACTAGGATGCGAGGTTGTAGACCAAGCGAAGTTGGTCTGTCGCGGAGGTCACGTTGGTCGGGCTGGGGAAGCTTCCCGAACTCCATAAGGTTCCCCCTGTACCACCAATCACGGAGTCCGAAACAATAAATCCGCCATATACAATCCCAGACACTCCGATGTCAAACTGACACAGTGTCGGGTTAGTTAGGAGTTGTGCGGTCGAAGTAGCTGGATTCCACTTCGGTCTGCTGGTCTGAGTATATCCGGTAAACTCCTGCCACTGTTTCGTTGACATTGTATCGCCGGAAGATAGAGCAATAAAACCGGCATTATCGATTAGGGACATACACCAGTTAGCTGTCAGAATCTGGGTTCCGGAAACAAACCCACAATTGAGGAGATAGTTCTTACCCTGATTAGATATCCCGTTATGGAACGGGAAAGTATCGATAAGCTCTCCCGATCTCCAATGTTCAACACCCCAAAGACCCTCAAGACCCAAAAAGTCTGTTGGAGTCTCTGGGGCTTTTTTCTTGATAATCTGGAACCCGAACAGATCCCGAAATGGAAATTTCTCTAGCATCATTTCTCTCCTAAAATCTGAATCCCTAAGAAGGAGTCCTGAATCCCTAAGAAGTAATCGAGGATTCCTTCTTATGAGTCCCTAAGAAGGAGTCCCTAAGAAGGAGTCCTGAATCCCCAAGAAGGAGTCCCTAAGAAGGATTCAGGACTCCTTCTTAGAGACCCTCTTACTGAAACTTAATGTTTCCTCGTCGAATCTCTCTATTGATCTCCCGCCCAAGCTGACGGGCAACATTCTCAGGAGTATTATTAGGCACTGTAACATTAATAGTATTACTAACACTTCCTCCTGTCGATTTAACTCCTCCACCAGAGCTGAATCCTCGATTCATTCCTACCACTTGAGGAGTGAATGATCCCTCTCTCATCGCTTCAAGAATATTATAATATTTATCAGTAGCATTTTTCGGCATAACATATTCGCCAGGAGACAACCAAGCCGGTATAGTATCTGTTCCACTTGGTCCACCCTTAGCAAATCTTACTCTCCCACCATATTTAAATCCTCCCTCAACTGTTCCACTGGCTGCTCCCATCAATGCATTAGCAGCGGCTATTAATGCATTTCCTCCTCCTAGTATTGCAGCCGCAGCTTGCATTTGTTCATTTGCAACTTGTCCTTGAGCACCAATAACTTGTGCCTGCTGAGGAATCAAAGCATTAAAATTAGCTACTACGCCAGCAAATTGTTCTGTAGTTAAACCAAACTTTGCGGCACCTTGGTCAAGCTTCTCTGCGGCAGGACCGAAAGTAACATTCCCACCACTTACTCCAATAGGCTGAGCATTTAGAGCACCACCTAATGCTGTATTAGTCCCAGAAAGTGCTCCGCTAACTCTTCCAAATTGACTCACCACTGCATCGGCCCAATTCTTACTATTCTTTGCATATTTCTCCCAGGCTTCATCAGTAGCCAATAATATCTGCGGTACAGTATTAGCGAAACTCTGAAGTTGAGTTCTAGCGGCTTCAACTCCTAGAGCCTGGATTCCGGTTTGAGTCTTTCTACCAACAACTGCTTCATTATATTGATCTGCTAATGTTCTAGCTTCAGTGTAAAAGTTAATAAGCTGCTGTAGATCCAAAGACTTAACAGCCCCTTCATTTGCTGCTTTAAGTTCTTGAAGTTTCTGTACTAAGAGTCCTACACTCTCTGCCGCATTCTCTGGGGCGGTACTTATATCCTTATTAGCTTTAGCTATCTCCGCACTTAAAGCAGCTACCCCTTGAGCTATCGGTTGTTGATCCGAAGTAACAACCATTCCACTGGCATCAGTAGCACGACCAAAATCAAAAGTTGGGGCTCTAAGAGCACCCATTTGCCCCGAGAGCTTATTAATACTGGTACTATACTCATCAATCTTAATCTTAGCGTCTGCTGCCGCTTTCTCCATCTTCTTCAAATTTTCTATTACAGTATTACTATTCTTATCAAATTCATCTTTCTCTATTTGAAGCCTAATTATTGTATTTTCACTGGTATTAAATACCCCAAGTTGTTTCTGAAGATTAGCTAAGATAGCATCAGCTTCTTGAGTCAAGCCAAGTTTATCAATCTGTGGTTTAATCTTCGATACATCAGCGATACCTTTTCTTAATGTCTCTTTAATAGGCTGGAATGCTCTCTCATATGCTGCTGCCTTTGTTTCTCCTGGCTTCTGTACTGCATCCTCAAGAAGTTTTTGACGATCTACAACTGCTGCATCCTGAGCGGCAGTAGCTTTGGCTATAGTATCAAGAACAATCTTTAACTCTTCTGCTGCGGTATCTCTTGCTAATTTAAGTTTTTGTTGTGAATCAGCTTTCTCATATTCTCTTAATGCCTTCCGCTCACCAATTTCTTGAGCGAGAAAATCACGAGAAGGTAATCGATATCCCTCTTTGCCTTGATTGATAGCAGTTTCAACGCCCAATTGACGGAGTATATCAACTTGCCGATCTAAAAGATCTGCTGCCTTAGCTGATGCCGCATTAGCTTCACTAATATTTCCAGCCTTAAAATACTCATTCTTCTTTCTAATCAAATCATCATAGATATTTTTCTCTTCCTCGAATTGCCTTAATCGAATATTTGTTATTGCTACAAGATCCTGACCACCACCAAGACCTTGAACAACCGATATCTGATCCTCGAAGAAGCTCCCTACATCTTTGAGTTTATCCTCCATATTCTTAGTATTAAGGTCTTTAAGCCCCTGATTTGCATCTTGAATGGTGCTCTCAAGTTTAGACTTAATTTTCTCAAGGAAACCAATTAATTCTTTAAATGCAGATTTAACATGCTCTTTAAGTTCGGTAGTCTTTTTCTTCTGATTATCAATCATGGCGGAATAGGCTTGATTCATTCTAATAGTAGCTGTCTGTACTGAGGTGCCAAGAGCATCCCGATAGCCTTTACCTAATGCCTCATTCAATTGAGCTTGAGCATTAGCCTTAACATTAACAGGACTAAATTTACTCGCCTCTTCAGCAACTCTCCTTTGATCTTCAATAACTTGCTTCAAATGTTTATCGTAAAGGTCTAAGACCTCAATAAGAGAAACCAATCCAACAGTAAGAACGCCGATACCAAGAATCCAAGGATTTATTGTTGATGTTACTGCTATAGATCCAAGACTAAAAGTATGAATAGCATTATAGGCCGCACCAAGCACATCAATTAAAATGAAAAGTGACCCTTTAACCAAAACTATTGCAGCAGCAACAGCACCAGCAACTTTAACAATAAGCCACAACGACTCCGCTACAGCTTCAATAGCGCTAGCGAGTCCACGATTTCCGAATATCTTATTAAGTTCATTGAAGGCATCAATAAATTTAGTACCGAAGCCAACAGTAAATACATTCTTAATCTGCTCAATGCTCTTCTGAAATTGTTGAGAAGGAGTAAGAACTTCTTGTATCGCTCCTTTATAATTTGCCATATTATCGGTAGTAGTAGCGATGGCTTTAATAAATTTCTCTAGATTATCTCCAGATAATCCAAAGTAGCCACCCAGAGTTCTGATCTCAGGGAATAGTTTTTGAGCTGAGGCACTACCACTCCTAATAGCTTTATCAAACTCTTGAAGCGCCCCAGAGAGACCCTTAACTTGAATAAGCTGTTGGCCACTCGTTACTCCCATTTCTCCGAACAGTTCTTTCATATCTTTCGTAGGATTATATATCTTAATTAAAAGATTATTTAATCTAGTGATAGCATCTTCACTAGATAGACCGGTCTGCGTGAGTACGGAGAGGGCAGCCAACAGCTCCCCCGTTGATACCGATAGGGCATGAGCAGTGTTTCCTACTCTACCAAGAATATTACCGATATCTTTAAGCTTCAAACGACCAATATCAACAGCAGCAAAGAACTGACTACTCAACTTCTCAGCTTCATTAACATTCTTAGAATAAGCATTTAGTGTTACTGCCAAGATATTACCAGCTTCAGGCAATGTTGCTCCGGTAGTTCTCGCTAAATCGCTAGCAACTTTGATAAACTTCTCAGTATCTTCAGTGCTCTTAACAATCTGATTACTCAAAGCATCATATGCCGCTACAGAAACTTCACCAATAGCTCTACCAGTCTCATCAGAGAGATTTCTAAGTGATGAAATCCAGTCAGCCGTTGTCTTATTTGCGTCTTGAGTTATAGCTTTAATTAAACCAATCTGAACATGAAGCTCTTGAGCGGAGGTAACTGCCCCAGTGAAGAGTTGTCTGATGCCAGCTATCAATTGATAAATTTCAGATACCACAGCAAGTCGGAGTGCATTCCGTAATGTAATAAGTCGATTACCAAGTTTATTAACACTATTATTTACTCCATCAACTGCTCCCATTACCGTTGCAGCGTCTCTACCAACTTTCTCTAATTCTGGGGTCTGCGGCGGAGTAAATTTTCTGGCACTAATAGCAGCAAGTGCTCGCTCAAAATCTTGAAGGTTATGGGTGCCCTTACTAATATTAATAGCAGTTTCATTTATAATATCATTTATTCTCTTAAAATCTGCTACCTTTAGGTCCTTTAATGGAACATTAAGTTTAGATTGAATCATTCCCTGAAGTTGACTGGCAATGCCTTGAGTAGATCCACCAAATGGCGTAGCCGCTCCCACCCCCTTATTAGCGGCGGCAGCGGCTTGATTAATTGCTGTCGTAAAATCATGAACGAGATTATTAGTAACTTTAAATTTATCTGCTAATTCACGAATTCTTCTATCATAATTATTAAAGAAATCAGTAACACTTGCTTTAGACGCTGCAATAGCTTTTTGAATTTCAGTATCATCAAATTTTCCTTTTATAACGTGTGTATTAATATCTTCAATAGCATTTGTCCAAGCTCTCCTAAGTTTTTCAGCTTTCCCAATATCAACATCTGAACCAAGAACTGGTGGTGCCCCAACCAATCCTGATATTTTTTGTCCACCAGTAGAAAGATTTTTCATTAATACTGCATGTTGTTCAATAGCAGCATTAGCTTTTTCAAGTTGTTCAATTGCAGTTCTAGCATATTTGAAAAGTACACCCTCCATACCTTGAAAGCTATTAGCAGCAGTACCATAAGCACTATCTACTATCTGTTTGAAGCGATCCAAACTGATATTGTTTAAAGTCTCATATTTATCTACTACCTTAGTAATAGCAGAATCAATATTAGCTTGCTGTTCTGCTGGAACACCCTTAGGAAATATTCCTGAAAAAACAGTATCTAATTTCCTCCTCGCACCGGCTAAATCACCAGAATCGGGACTAAATGCTTTAGCAATACCGCTCCTAAAATCAGCACCAATATTAGAGATATTCTTTTTAACATTATTCAAAGAATCAATAAGAGGAGCAAACCTCTCATCAGCCATCTTACCCATGTCGCCAGCAGCAAATGCTTTAGCTACATCTTGTGCTTCAGCAGCAGTTATTTGTTGAGTAGAAATTAGATGTTGTAAAGTAGTATTATATGAAGCTGCTGCCTTCTGTGCTCTAACAAGTTCTTCTGAAGTACCTTGCTTAAGAGCAGTAGGAGAAGTAAATTGTTCAATAAAAGTTGGCTTGCTTGCCTTTGAAACATAATCGCCCTGCCTCTTACTCAGGGTCATTAAACTTTCACCGAGATCTTTAACATCTTGATTAACAGCTTGATATTGCTTTGCTGTATTTTTTAAAGATGTTCCAACCTTCTCTATTCCCTGCGGTACTCCTTTATCATCAAAAGTTCTTCTAAAAGTTTCTGATAAAGTTCTAAAAGCATCAATCTGAGTTTTAACAGTAACAGTAAGTGCATCAAGATTTTTATCGAAAGTAGCAGTAGTACCACCAAATGACTTCATGCGCTTATCGACCGCGGCAAGAACGTCATTGACTTCTTGCATCGGAGCGATAAAATCATTTACATCTATGCCAAGACTACTAACTACTTGGTCAGCCATCAAATTCCTTTTTAAAATGGAACATGAGTTTCATAAGCAACATATTTAGCAAAATATTTCTTTATTTTAGGTAGTCCCGGTATCAAAGTTGATTCTACATATGCTTTAAATGCTTCCGCACCGGCTTCAAATGAATGCCAAGGCGTAGGATTGATAAGATGTAAATATGATGGAGCAACATTTAATTCGTTCTCCATATAATGTTCTACATCGGTAGAAAAATGAAATCGAAATTGTGTCCGGGTAAATCTAAATTGAAATTTTCCTAATGGAATTCCATCCCAAAATCCACGATCAATCAAACCATGAGCATCAGCAGAAGGATTTCTATCAATCGGAATAGGAACATTAAGAAATGCACCCAATGGAATTAATGAGCCACGAGCCATTCCTGTCCAAACAGGGACTAGTGGATAAACGGCTAGGAGCCACTCCCTGGCAGCAGCGTGCATATGCTTCTCAATATCTTTATCAAATTGCTTCCTATAATTTTCTCGAGATAGTTTAACATTATGAAGTTTCATTCGAGTCTTGATAGGCATTGGAATCTCCTTAAACGGAGCCCCTCCCTGGGCTCCGACCCCCGACTCACTTTTCTTTCTTCTTCTCTGTTTCCTCTTCCTCCGATGGAATCCAAGCCAAAGCCGAGTCAGGAGGATCAGAAGAGTAGACTGAGATCCACTCTCCAGGCAGTCCTTTCTCCGGCGGCTTAGCTTCGTGATCGGGGGAAGTATTTACGGCGATTTGAATATACGCCAATTTGAATTTTCCGTCCTTGAAAACCGTACACCAGAATCCTGGACTCCCTAGATCAGGAGGCTCGGCAGGATTGGCAGGAGGGACGGAATAATTCTCTGGCAAAGACTGATAAATCGGCGGTCTATCAGTCTCTACTGAGGGGGGCGGGGTGGCCAAACTTCCGGTGGATAATAAATAGGGTGTGAAGGATAATTTCCTGTTCCTGGGGGTCTGCTCCCTCCTCCCGGCGGCTGCGGCCAAATCTCTGGAGGATAAATTGGTCCACCACCGATTGTGGGCGGACGACCACCACTACCCGGCGGCTGCGGCCAAATTTGCGGCGGATAATAGATCGGATGGCTTGGTCTTTCTCCTCCTCCTGGAGATCCTCCTCCTCCTCCAGGTGGCTGCGGCCAGATCTCAGGAGGATAATAAATCGGATGGCTCGGTCTTTCTCCTCCTCCTCCTGGAGATCCTCCTCCGCCTCCTGGGAATCCTCCTCCTCCTCCCGGCGGCTGTGGCCAAATTTGCGGCGGATAAATTGGCCCACCACCGATTGTTGGGGGCTGACCGCCACCGCCACCCAATCCAGGAGGAACTCCTGATTGATCTGGCACAAAAATTACCAACTTAACCCAAACCTCTTGCAGACCCATTCACGTTCTCCTTGAATTGAAGAAACTTCTCACCGATGTATTGTGTGTACTTCGGAGGGATCGCTTGAATAATTTGGGCTCGATTCATCCACCAAATACCAGTAGCTAATTGATAATTGTAAAGTTTATAAGAACTTGCTGTACCACCATTACCAGCGAGAGTAACATATCTACTAATATAATCTTTATATTTTCTTAGTTCAGGTTGCGAGCACTGCCAATTAACCTCGAAGAGCCTTCTTCTAACAATAGGAAGATTAAACATATTTCCTTCAAGAATAATAGGATCAATAAGTGGAGCATCTCTCACATTTTCAATAACATAATAACAATTATTTTGATCAAAGAATTCTCTTAACTCTTTGATATAACAATCATGATTATCTCTATTTTGGGATCGGGTAGCTAAAGAGTGCTGTTGGCAAGGAGGAGAAGCATGAATAAGATCGAAAGAAGTAATATCACATTCCTCTAAATATTCTATAGCATCAGCTTGAATAAAATGATAAGGATAATTCAATATCGGTTCTGAATCTACTCCGATAATAAAATCAAAACCAGCTAACTCATATCCACGAGCCGCACCTCCCGATCCACAAAATAGATCGAGGAGTCTCATTTCTTTTTTGTTTCCTTCTTTGATTCCTTCTTAGGAAAATTTGTTACCTCTTTACCTTTCTTCTGTACTTCCTTCTGTACCTTGGACTTCTCTTTGGCCATCTTACTTTCCTTTCTTCTTGGGAAGGGACTTGATGCTTTTGGTTTTCTTTGCGAATTCCTTCGCAATCTTCGGATGCTTCGCAAACAAATATTTTGCTTGAGCCTTTGATTTAAAGGGCATCACATCGCTCCTTTCGGTGCTCCAATCTTTGCTTTTTCTAATTCAAACTCTTCGTGCGATTTTATCTGGTCAAAAGCTAAGATAAGAGCCATTGTCCAGATATCATTCTTTTTATCTAACTCATCCCAACTCTCTGGTACTCCAGGAGGTCTTACTCCGAGTCTGTAGCAAGCACACCAGATAGCGTAGAGTTGGGTTCTTCCTGGAGGGAAGATGATGTGTCTTGTGCCTGCTGCGTAAGTAAAAAACGATCTCTGGCCTCATCCAATCTACTCTCATCCAAGCAATTAGCCCGCATTACGCACTGAATAATTCTCATAATTTCAATATTAGAGAAACCGCCATCTCTAAGTTCCTTCTCATAATTCTCCCAAGTTTCGGGATTATTGAGATCAACGGTTTCCCACTCTAAGCCTTCCGTAGCTTCTAGAGACTTAATAATAAGATATCCGATTCTCCTTCTATTATGATCGGAAACCTTCTTCTTAAACATTGGGCTATCTACGTCTTCAACCTTCTTTCCGCCTTTGACTATTTTCATCGGGGCAGATGGGGTTGGATATGCTTTATCGAAAGTATCCATATCAAGGACTGCTTTAGCTTTAAATATAATATCCTCATTATCTCCGCCTCTAGGAATAATTAAAATTTCGATATTTGGTTCAGATAGTTTCTTCCCAGCGATTCTCATGTCCGTCTCCGGTAATTAAGATTTTGAAATCATGATTCCTTCTTAAGGATTCTTTAACTGGTGCCGTGAGTGACAGTTGCAAAAGCAATATTACAATTGCCTTTGACGCTCACTTGCCCAGCCTTAAGATCATGATCGAGAGATTCCCAACGGAAGTCAGCGAGTTCGATTCGTTCGCTATCTCCGCAAGGAGGAACGTAGCAAATAGTAATATTAACGGCATACGGCTCGCACGGATCGGAAGAGGAAGATACCCAATCCGAAGCTTCTCCGATATTCTTGAGAGCCTCTTCGACGGTGGGCGGATCTCCAGTTGCCGCTCTGAGGAACTCCCAGATAAAATCTAGGGATACTTCAACCGGAGAGTCATCTCCTAGTTTGACTGTATAAATCTTTCCACGATTGAGGACATAGGTTACAGCTCGCTTCTCGGAGTAAGTTAGCGTTCCTTCTCCGATCTTTACCTCAAGCATATTTCCGATCGCTTCAACAGGATCTGTTGAAGCCGCATCTTCAACTAGTGGAGGAACAATCGTTACCGATGTTCCTGCCACTGCCTCAATAACATAATACTCTAAAGAATCTCCGATAGTGATACCGAGCCCCGGTATATAGCCGGTAGCTGAAGTAAGCGCAAGAACTGTTGACCCTCTAGCAGCATCAGCACTAAGTGTAGTCGCTGCAACGGCAGAAACACTACCATCGCTTATAAAAACTGTAGCAGCTCTTAGATCAATTACCGCAATGACACACCTCCTCAAGTAGGACTTGGTTAGCGGCGTCTAATACGTCATTGCCCCATTGAAAAGGAGAAACGGGCAGATTCTCTTAATCATAGCGGCAACGACGTATACACAAACTATCCGGAAATATATTTAAACAGCGGGAGAAGCATTATCCCGAGCCCAAAGAGAATTACCGATTTGGGCTCCGGGATCGCTTGAGAAAACGATCCATTACCGACAGCAACCGCCCCAGAAGTAGCAAAGAAACTGGCAAAGTCCGTTGCCCCGTTAAAGGCGGTAGCAGTAAATGTAAAATTAATAGTTCCTGTACCGGCACTAAATAAACTAAAATCATAATTGGGATTCAAGTTTGCTTCTAGTCCAGTTACGATACCAGAAGCATTAAAGAAATTTGCTAGTGGAGTTACTCCTGTTTGGAGATTAAAATTTAAGATAGCTTGAGCCCCAGGAGTATCACCGATAACTTTTTGATACTCAGGAGGATCAAGTCCCAAAGAATAAGTATTTACTCCGGTGGAAGTGACCAATAGGGTGATAGGCCCAGGAACAGAAATAGCCTCAGGAGCAATAAAGCTCCCATTAACGGTATTCATCTGGGAACTAAGATTTGGTACCGAAAATACAATAGTAGCGGTACCATCAACAATACCAGTATTAGTAGCTCTGAACTCTCCGATGTTGCCAGAGTCATTGTATACCAAAGTACCAGCTTTGGCATTGACTGCAAACAACATCAGAATAATCAAAAACTTCTTCACTTTCTCTCTCCTTAGAAACAGCCGTTAGGTCCGCAAACGCGACCACGCATCTTGAACTTTTGTTTGAACCTAGAGAATCTCGGAGCCGAATAGACTGACGGAGCAGCAGAATAAATTTGAGAAGAAAACACCGGTGCTGAATAACGAACTATTGGTGCTGAGTAGATAGGAGTAGCAACCTGAGGAGTGGCTTTAGAAGGAAGCTGTGGTGTGGCCTTAGAAGGAATATCGGGGATCGCTTCGAGTTCAAATATTACCGAGGGGCCAATAGTAGCAGTCGGAGGAAGCTCCGAAGAATATGCTTGAGAGTAGCAGCTCTGTGCGAAGGAGGTTCCTGGAATAAAAACCAGGACCAGGAACAGAAAACGTTTCATCTTTGTCTCCTCGGAAGGTGGAAAGCCGGGCTCTTAACATCTTTTAATAGCATCTCATAATCACTACTCATTACGCTTCTTTGCATATGAGTATCTTGTTGTATAAGACCAAAGTTAATAATATTTATTCTGTTGTTGTTTCGGGGCGTTAACTTAAGCTCAGAAACAAGACCATGATCGTCCTCAAGACTATCTCCGTATTTATAAACACAAATATCCATATATGCAGCAGCAAAAGCACCAGTCATCCTACTCATGAGGTACTGATCTTTCTCAACAAATGCAGTAAGCATTAAATCTACACTACATAAAATGAGATAAGTGCTCCGACTAAGCTGATTAATACTAGGACCAATAAATCTTAGCTCAACCCAAGAAGTATTCCTATCATACCGATCTATATAGAGCGGAATCGAAGCCTCTTCAGCAGCCAACATAAAATGTTTGACTACTGAGGCATAAATCCAGCGGTTAAGATTTGGATTAAGCAATCGATTTCCTCTTAAGAATTTCTATGCAATCATTAAGCTCTTATTTTCTTGTTCCCAAGGAACTGCTGACCTTTCTCTTGTTTTATAATGGTGCTAATATTTCGTAAAACTGTTTTGCTAATTCTTCTGCTTTAGATCTCGATTATTAAGAAGGAATCAATAAACTCTAATTCATCTTCAAATCCTGGACCCAAAAGAGTAAAATTAAAGGTCTGAGCAAGAACTAATTGATCCCAAATAATTTGATCGGCCTGTTTATTTAGGAGGGACGTTGATGTTTTACGAGCAGTAATAAACCAACCAAAAACTTTATTATTCTTATCTATAGGGGCTATCTTGGAGATGTCATAGCGGGAGTTATTATAATCAATATAATCATTAAGATTCGGAGGTACCCTAACGTCCTTAGAATCTATTACAAATTCAGTAATATCAGTTTCAACCATACCGGAGTTCTTTGAGATTTTATTTCCTAGAGTAGAAACCCAATTATACAAAGATTTAGTTACTACTACTGCTTTCCGAATATGTTGTTTACCAATAGAAATAATATTCTTTCCGGTCTCAGGGTTTAAGACCGGAGGCGTAGGACTATAAATATCAACGGGAGTGCCGAAGCGATGCTTCATTGCATAAATTACTTCTCTAAGATTGTTCATAAAAAATCTTCTTTGATTTTGCTCTTTGAATGCGGAATTTACCGCCCCAGAAACCAATAGCAAATGGAATCCTTCCCTTCTTCCAATTATTATACCAACAGAGACATCGTTTACCGGGTTCCCAATAAAGAGTTAAGCAAGAATATGTCTTCCAATTAGTTAAAAAACGCAGATTTTTATAAGTAGAATATTCATAACCGAAGAGGGAAAATATTGGCGGCTTAAGGAGGGCCGCAGTGATAGAAGACCCTAGAAATTCTCGACGACTAATCATTTTCTACGCTCCTGATCTAATTCTGCCCTTCTCTTAATTAGTTCTATCTCTACCCGCTTGAGTATTTCTTGAATCTCTTTATAATTTGTTTTCTCCATTTCAAATCTTTGATTAACAATATTCTTTACTTGCTGAAACTCTTCAAAATGTCTATTTATCACTTCAGCAGCAGCCGCAGCACGAAAAGTATTATGTATTAGACCGCCTAAAATTAAAATACTCAAAGAGACAATTAAGAGAGAATCTTTACTATTAAATGTTGCCCTAAATGCTTCCTTAACATCCTTTCCAAAAGAATCTACTCCTTTTTCCTTATCTACTACATCCTCATTCCTTTTAATTTCTCTCCACTTCTGGTAAACTGGTATTAATGCTAGAACTGCAGCACTCAAAGAGGTTGCAATACTAACAAGATATTGCGGTTCCACAAATCCTCCTAAATTTTCTTCTCCTAAATTTTATTTATGAGTGTGGTAGGTTATTCTACCACACTCATAAGAAATTATACCTTTAATCCTATCATATGGATCATCCCAACATAAGCACGCCGTTAAGAGGCTCCAACATTGCAACCCCCATCAGCATATCAAGGGTGACCAGAGTACCCTGATCGAACCCATCGTACGACATAACTACTCGCATCGCGAGATTATTAAAGTTTACGACAGCGGCCAAAGCACCCATACCATTCCGAGGAATAGCAAGTGGGCGATTGACGAAAGCAATCGCGGTCCTATGAAATGCAAAATTGTAGGAACCCGCTGGACCGAGGTTAACAGCATCGCCATTGGCTAGAGCAAGTACCAAGGGCCGATCGACAGTAATATAAGTAGAACCATCAGTATCGATGATTCCATAAATATTAGTGGAATCGGTACCAAAAGTTACCGGCTGACCGACAACCGGAGTACCACCAGAAATTAGAATATCTTGGGCATATCCGGCAGCATACCCAGCAACCAAATTAACGGTGGCCTTACCATAAACAGTAACCACCGCAGAGTTAGCGACGGTACCAGAGGAACCCGTAGAAGTGGTAATAGAGGTGGGAGTAGCACCACCAACCGTAGATACCACCTGAAGTGGAGAGTCGTCTCCAGCGAATGTAACCCACTGTCCAGCAGTGATAGCGGCTGAGAGACCAGCCACAACAAATGTGCTGGTTCCTGGAGTATAACCACCGACCTTATTCACAGTGCCGGTGACAGTAGTCGTAGTTCCAGGAGGAACATACGGGGTATTCTGAGCCATAAAGATATTGAAGCCGAACTTTCGCCCCAAGGACGCTTCCCTCAAGGCGGTACCGTCATCACCAACCCTATTGGCATCGGTGAATTGGGTATTCTTAAGAAGAGCACCCTCAGATACCGTAGTCAGAACTAGATTCCGATCATTATCTTCCAAAACCTTATTCTGATTCATCTTAGTCCGAGTATCGATAAGAATATTACCGGCATTGGTACTAGTTAGAGTACCAAGACCACCAGAACAATATTTACGGAATCGGTGACACTGCACCGACAAAATAATATCGACCTGCCTCGCTATTGCTAGCGCAGCAGGTCGCAGATAAACCTGAGTTAGCTCTTGGAAGGACTTCGACTCCTCACCATCTCTAACGAGGAAAGAGACGTGCGGGTGCTGATCTAGAGGAACAGGAATATTAACGGCGGTTGCCGCTTGGACGGTAACAGCGTCCTGTTCGGTCTTCCTCTTCGACTTAAACTCACCCGGCTTGCGGGTATTTACTACGTCGCCGTAGGCAGCGATATCGTCAGAGAAATCTCGATATACGAGGTTCCCCATAACCATATTTTCTTCAAGGATAGCAAGAGCTTCCTGAGCCCAAAGTTCGGGAACGAAAGCATCAACAGTATTCGGTGGCAGCGCCATGGGAGTCTCCTGAGAATAGGAAGCACTCCCGACTAATGTCGGTGTCCGTAAGCGGAGATAAGAACATCTTATTTTATCCGCTTAAAGATAACCCTGATTAAGGATTCAGGTCTCCTTATCTCTTTAAGCCGGAGGCTTTCCTCCACAGACGATACGCCGCTGGATCGTCTAGTGGTGGACCATTCTTAGGAACAGTAGAAGCACTATTGCCTCCCACTCCAGAATGTGCCCCAGACTTAAAGAGATTGCCATGCTCTTGCATCTCTTTCATTTGCTTAATTGCATCTGAAGGAGATAACTCAAGCATAACATTGTTTCCGTCTTTATCTTTCGATGCTAGACGGATTTTAGATACCAACTTTCCGGTCGGCTGATTATCCTCGTTGAGTTCTTCAACGAGTCGTGTGAGCGGTCTCAAAAGGTTCACGACTTGCATCGGATTATAAGCATCCTGTGCTGCTGCTGTATAAATATCTTGCTCGATAGCATAAGTAGTATAACGATCCTTCCATGCATCACGATCTTTAGCAAGATCCTCTTCTTTCTTCTTAGCTTCCTTTCTAAGTTTATCTTGTTCTTTCTTACTCAGCTCTTCCTTGGTTAGATACTCATTCCTGAGATCCTCAATTCTAGACTCAAGCTTCTCCTTCTCTTCAGAAGTAAAAGGATGAGTCTTCTTAAGTTCCTCAAGTTGCTTAATAGTTCGTTCGTTAGCCTTTTGAGCCTTACGCCGCTCCTCAGCCAGGAACGTATTAAGTTGTTCTTGGGTAAACGTTTTTCCTGGCGGCGGAGTTGGCGGTGGTTCCGGATCAGGATCGGGAACCGGCGGATCTTCATCTGGCATCGGTATCTCCCCGGCACTCAGTAGCCGGTCACTTAATTGAGAGAGCATATCCATCTTTAAGATAAGGCTTGAGATATAACCAAGCCCTATTACTAATTATACCAGCCCGCTTTGCCTCATTAACACTTACACCACGATAAGTCTCACTTACCCCAGAAAATCTCTGATCTTCAATAATAATTCTGTTAATTTCAGCCTCAAGCTCGATACCATCTAAATAAGAATACGCTATCTCACAACAAGCATACTTAATCTGTGGCGGATTAATAGGAGCATCTAAGAGACCGGTCTTTCTAGGGAAAGCAAGGGATTGCTTCGGATCAGCCTGACAACCAATAAAATTTAATTGTTCAATGTCTCTAGTTGCCATCACCAAAGCAGTAATTTTATCTTCTTGAGAAGCATTAATCCAGGCATCAGAAGCAAATCTAGTTGCAAAATATTGTTCTGCTTCCGGCAGAGAAAGGTAAGTCAAAACAGTTGAAGGAGAAAGCGGATCTTCAAATATCGGAATTAAACTTAAATTCTGTACTACTTGAACAGGTTCGCCTTGGGTATCAGTAGTATGATCTGATTCAAAATGAGATAATATTATACTCCCTGCCTTAGATACAGCATTATCCGCCAAGAAGGCTCTGTAGTTGCCATATCCCACAGCCTCCAAATACGAAATATCAATATTCTGCCACCCAGTATTATCAATATTGATCTCAGGAATCCCACCTTCTTCATCTAAAGCCGGAGTAACACCATCAATAAGATAAATAAGAAAATAAATATATCTAAGATTAAGATTCGGTTCATTCACAATGATTTGACGGATGACACACCTCCAATAAAAGGGGGAATTCCCTTTCCCCCTTTTAAGATTAGCCCTTCTTCACATAGCTCCCGATGGCAACCTCAAGCATCTTGACCATGAGAGGGGCCAGCTTCGAAAATTCTGGCTCCTTATTCTCGTCCTTGGTCTCCTCTCTGAATTGCTTAATCAGTTGTTTGAAGCTCTCTCGTTGGTCTCTGTCAGGTCCGATGACACACCTCCCTTATTTTGTTAAAGCCCGTTCAATCGACCACCCCGCCCTCAAACGTTCACGAATTACTCCCGATTTAAATCCTAAATATTTTTCCCAGCGTCTAGTTGACATATATTTATCATTATAATAAACAAATGTTGTACTTGTTTTATTATTAGCTTGTTCCTCAATAGTTGACCAGACACAATTATCATTATAATAATTATCATTAACATCAAGACGATCAAGCGTTTTTCCTTCTGGTCGTAAACCCATATCTTTAAAGAAAGTTTCAAAAATATGCCATTCTTCACAAACTTTTATACCTCGACCACCATAATCAGAATAACTTAAATGATTTTTATTATAACATCTTTGATGCATAGCTTGCCAACTTGAATAAGTTGGTGTATCTGTCATACCATGTGTAATAATACCATGACAATTATAAATTCTTAAACAACCACAAGATTGAACTCCACCATTTTTTAAATGACTCGCTAAAACTAAAGTATATCGCCCACAAATACATTCACATTTCCAACGCGCATTACCTCTATATACATCATAAAAAGATTTAACAGTAAGATAATTAAATGTTTGATCTACAAGATCAATAATCGGTCGTCCCATAACTGCTCCTATTCTTTACACCGATAATCACCATTGAGAAATTTATAGCCTTCAAATTCGAGTATCACACTGTACCAGTCTTGACTAATCGCTGAATATTCAATCGGATTATTGGCAAGAACTACAGCCCAATGCTCGCCCTTCCAATTAGTCAGATGAATAAAATTAAGATTATTATTGTCTATAAAATTTTGTAACTCTATATATTTTCGTTTCCTGATCTGAAATTCATATTTTAAATGTCTTAGGGCTGAAGTCTTATTGTAAGAGTATCTTCTTCCACCAACAGTAAGAGAAATTTTAGTTTCATTTAATGGTGCTTCACTATCACCAAAGATCGGAGAATCTAAAACAATCATAGATTGGATAGATAATAGAGTTACATAAGGATAAGGCCCATTCTTAAATACTTGAAATGATGGAACAGGAACAAAAGTACGATCATAACGATAAGGAAATGTTGGACCATCTGATAAGGTTAAGGTATCATGGAGGGCTAAGGTTAAAGATTGATATAAAACCCAATTATCTCGAAGATAGAGTAAGTTACTTAAACGAGTTTGCGGAGAAACAGAGATATCGAATCTTTGAATAAGTTGAAAGACATCGGTGAAAGCAATCTTTGATACATGATCTTGAAATTCATCAGTAAAGATTAAAGAATCAGAAAAAAGGGAAATATTAGAGAAAGATTCAAAAGTGCTCGTAAAAGATAAATTATCCTGAAATACCTCAACTAAAAGTCCGGGCTGCGGCGGAATATAACCGAGTTCTATCTCTCCAAGAGTACAATTTAGGGTACCAAGTTGAGCCGATCCAATCAAGTTAAGATGTCCTGCACAGTGTAATAGTCATAAAGGAGGTAAGAAGAATTAGCTTGTCGTGCATTAACAAAATAACCACAATACTCCGGAGCAAGAATAAAATCTGACTTATCCATACTGAAAATTTGAGTCATATGTGTAGGATCTGGACCAATAAAAAAGAGCATATTTGTATCTGCGGGAGACGGCTTAAACTTTATTCTTAAGTATTTTACTTGCTCCAAAAACACTGCCATATTAAAGTAATTACCAGCAACTGTAGTTGGATTTGACCACTTATCACATCTAAGTTGTGGGGAAACTGTATCACCGATTCGTATTGATAGGGTAACGAACTTAGTAGAAGATGCATCGGAGAAAAAGAGACCATACTCATAATAATCTGTTACTATTTGCTTGGGGATGCATAAGAGTCTTGAGGTTAGATAACCTTGAACAGATAATTGATATCTTAGTCCTGTTAAATGGTCATGAAGCGTTGAACCACTATTGATCTGTAAGGAATTCGGGTAGCTAGGAGTAATTTTAGAAGAGGTTCCTTGATTCACCCAATCAATTAAAGTATAATATAAGTATAAATTATGCCACCGTTCAAATTGAAGTAAGTCACTGCCACCCTGATCCATAAAAAGAACTGGAGCATCATTTGCAAGAAAGATTCGGCCAGCACCCTTTGGAGTCACTTCAAAGGTATCAGAAATAGAGCCATATTGAATAATATTAGAGAGTCTATTTTCTAAACCTCCGGCTGTTATAACAGCAGTAACTAGAGTACCAACTATATGAGGAGCTTCAATAGTGGCTTCATAGGCGCGAGTTACTTGAATTATTGCCGCAGGGGCCGGAGTGGTGGCTGCTTTAGAAGTAGCCAAAAAGAGTTCATTATCAATAAGTAAGACAGTAGGAAAATGAGTGAAAGTAGAACCATTAGCAACTGTTATTGAAGTGGCACCAACACTAACATTAGTGCTTAAATTAGATTGTGCCCTCGTTAAGAAGTTAATAAAATCCAACCAAATTCTCCTATTAAAGCGGCAAATATTTGCTATAATAATCGTATATCTTCAAATCTCCATAAGATCCAAAATTATAATTTCTCGCATAAATCCCAAAGAAATTTAAATTAGGAATAAAATCAGTTCTAGAAACTGTAAATATCTTAGTTAAATTATGAGGATCGGGACCGATATAAAAAGAAAGCATAGAAGTATCTTCAGAATCATCAAAAATAGAAAGATATTTTACTTGCTCATAAACAACCGGCATAGTTTTATAAGTACCAACGAGATCATAATAAGGACCATATTTATCTATTCTAAGAACAAGTTTCCCGGAAGAAAGAATTCGGACAGCAAGAGTAATAAATTGTGCTATACCACTAGGATTCTCTCCAATTGCTATTCCATATTCATACTCAGAGAATAAGATATTATCAGTTATCGGGAGAAGTCTTGATATAAATTGACCGCCAGTTTGAGGAATATAAGTTATTGCAATATTAGTATAATCATAATCAAGACTCGGAATAAAAAAGACTCCGATACCGTTTTCTACGAAGTAGTGTCCCGCCTCATTAATAGAGAAGTCAATAAATGGGAAAGGAGATATCTCCAACCAAGGTTCATACTGAGTATTATTCGGAAAAGATACCGGAGGAGAAGGAAAAACCGTATTAACTAAAGTAGCATCAGTCGCAATAGAAAGATAACCAGGAAGACCAGGAGTAAAAGTCAAAGAGCCGTTAGCAGGATCGAGATTGGTAGCGATGTCAGAAAATAAGATATAAGAGAGACGAGTATTAAGAATATTAGCAGTTAGAACCAAGACAATTTCAGCTCCGGCGGAGTGGGCTGCTGCGGTGGTTCCTTCTTGAGCCCTAAGACAATCATAAGATGATACAGGCGGGGGAATCCCAGAAACTGCAATAGGACCATTAATGGCGATAAAAAGTTCATCATCAATTAAAAAATAAAATGGATCATTAATAAGCCCAGTAATATCTGTAAATTCTATGTTAGTAACAACCGAATTAATGCCGGAGCGAAGAGTAGTTTTAAATGTATTTTGTACATTAAACCATCTCATTAAAACTTATTCCCATTAAATGCCGGTTGTTTAGGTGGCTTACCATTGGTTTCCTTACTCTTCAAAGCTACATTTGCTGCTCCAACTGGTCCGGTAGTCTGAGCTTCAGCAATAAGAGCAAGCTTTTCGGCATGTTCTTGCTTTGCCTTCTCTACCTCTCCAGCGGGATAACCACGAATATTAGAAGCAGTTTTCAAGGAGACTAAGCCGCTTTCAACATCATCAGATAGTATTTTTGGATCAGAATAAGGAATAGTAGAGGAATCGATCTCTGAGTACATCTTCTGAAGAAGTTCTAAGGATACCTTCCGGCCAATAGTTAAGTCCACGATACGCTTTGAAGCTTCTTTCTGAAACGTTCTAGATGGAATTTGAGGAATAAGCTCTTCGAGTTTTTTAGCTTCATCTTGCTTTGCTTGATCTGACGGGAGAATATATTCACTTGGATAGTTAACTGTGGCAACATTAACTACACCCTCGTAAAGCGACCAAAAGTAAGCTAATAAGCGCTCAGCGTGCTCCAATTCCATTCCAACAGTAGCGAGACCGGCCTCCAAAGGACGTTCGTCAACAATTTTGGAGGCAGCTGAAGCCCTCCTGGGCTGAAGATTCTGAACAGAGAGTTGAACCAAGGCCCGAATATCTCTCTTAAGTTGTTCCTCCTTCTCCATAGCGATCTTCAAGGGCTCGGAAGAAGGATTAATAAATCCAGGTCGCTCAGCACCAATAGGATATCTACGTCCTGAAGCTGCTCCAACAGTTACTTCATTAGTTTCTTGTTCTTGATTAACTAAGTAAGTTGAGATTGTCTTAGGATCAAATTGTTCAGTATAGAAAGGATAATTACTTTTTAAGGCATACATTAAGTCCGATGATTCAAGATTCAAGAGTGCTATTTGATAATCGGCAACATCAGCGAGAAGAGACGATGATAGCTCTAAGATAACGAAAGGAATCCTAGGGATATCTAAGGTTCTAATCTCTGAGGAGGGGTCCCCCTTTGTATTATAGGATTGATAAGAGACAGTTTGCTGTTCATTAATCCAAAGTCTTCGGAAGGAGGTGGCTACAGAAGAAGTTAATCCAGTTAAGGCATCAGTACCAAATTGAAAATCTTCAAGGAAAACCGCTAGAAGGATATCAGGATTTTGTGTGTCATAAGTCCAAGAACGTATTTGTTCAGCACGATAAGTATAAAAATAAGGGTGTTCATCACCTTTATCAGCAATTGTAGGACCAAATAATTGAGGCATATCGCAAAAAATGCCAACACGACCCATAATTAAAAGTTCAATAATCACAAAACGGGCAATAAATGAGGACATTGAGTTTCCAGCTTTATCTACTCCTCCATCCTTGCCTAAGGAAGCATCAATAAAAGATTTTGGACCGCCATCTCTAACAATTTCATCTAAACGCTGGATAATTGCATTTTTTATTTCGGAAATAGCAGCTTTAGCGAAAGAAGGACAGTAAGAAATGCTTCTTCGGAGATTAAAATCTTCGGAACTCTCTCTTTTAGAGAGTGGTTTGAGATAAGTTCTTACAAACTGTGAACCACCACCATAAGTGGCTCGATATTTCGGCCAACTTATCATATCATTGATATAATTCGGATGATAAATTGATAAAATATTACTCATTTTACTCCCTTATGCATTAGATATTAAAGTAAAACCGTGAAGTGAAACAGAATTTGCTGGATCTGTATTAGCAAACATGGTTTGCAAATCAAAAATATGAGGAATTGAGAGATCTATAGAAAGAGACATATTAATAACATTAACAGTATTTACTCCAACTAAAGAACCAGCAGCAGAAAGTAATCCAGAAGTACCAATAGTACGACAATTAGTAGAAATTAAGAGATAAGCATTATATGCTCCAACAAGGGTTGGAGTAGTTAAAGTAATAACAGGAACAGAATCTAAAAGCATACGAAAAGAAATCGGACCAGTCCGGCCAAAATTCATAGTTGGCCAACCAGTAAGCGTTAGATCTCTACCTTGAGCCCAAAATTGGGGTGGAATAACTAAGGTACCGGGAGCTGGAAATGCTTGATTTCCCACTAAGAGGGAAGCATAAGTTTGAGGATTAACGAGCGGATTAGCGGGACTAAATTGTCGATAAATAGAGCGATTAATTTGTTGTTGAAGCCCGCCAGAAGAAACAACAGGAATTTTTCTAGTTGAATCAAACCAAAAATCACCATCTATCTTATTTGTGGGAGCAGCAACAGGAGGAAAGTTAACTTGACCATTAGGTCTCATTAAGAGAGAACTAGTTCCAGAAATAACAGAACCGGCACCAGCATAATATGCAAATTGATCTACTGTTCCCGGATTAACATTTCCCCCAGATGGAGCACCACCAGTTAATGGAGCAAAATTATCAATCTGATATTTTGAATGATTGCCGCAAAAATCATCCACATCCTTCGGAACATCAGTCTTAGGATCATATTTACACGATTGAGATTGATCGTAGAAGTCACAATTACCACACTTATATTTTTTATCCATCTAATTCTCCTAATCTAATTCTTGGCGTATAATAAACACCAATATCTTGAGTCAGAATCGAAAAAAGCATGACCTAAATAGGTGAAATTTCCGTAGATTTTAGCAGATTTATCCGGATTTCGGAGGAAATGATTCATAATTGTCTCTTCATTTGGTCCACGAGCAATATTATAATCTAAATCTTTAAAATAATTGAGTTGCTTTCTAGTTTGATCAAAATTCCAGAAGACATTAAATCTTCTTCTGGCCATCCACTTAGCACTCTTTAAGGCATAATCTGATAAAACTTTAGAGAAAATTAGTGGAGGTAAACCGTTCTCAGACCGAAAATTATTATGAAAATCTAAGATATTCATTACGGAGAACCAATGATTCTAACCACTATTTTAACCGCCAAGGCACAAATTATTGCACCAATAACAATCCAGAAGATTGTTAAGAGAATACTAGGGATTTGAACTCCCGACCATACAACAAAAGCATAAACTATTGCTGCAACAGCTATCACAGCAATAAAGAGGAGAGCGTATCTCTGTAGATCACCCATTTGTTTGTCCTAAAATTGAAGCATTGGCCCACATAACTGTAGCTCTAAGGTGGGCTAAAGCAATATCTAATTCCTTAGATGGGGGACAACTATTCTCTAAGAATAAAGCGTAATCTCTGGCTTGCTCACTGATTTGAAATAAGATATCAATTTGATACTCCTTCGGAGGATGATAAGTGAAAGCATTTTTTATTTGTTCTGAGGTCATGTTATTACCCTTGACAAGATAGTTTTAATGTATTTTCTTCTATCAATGGGAGTATCTAGGTTCCAGGAGGGCTCCTCTTTATCTAGGAACTGGATAGCCATCGTTATAAGATCTCTATACTTTTCCCCGAACTCTTTAATTAACTCTTCTATCATAGAATGTTCCCGATAGATTGAGAAGAAGCTAAAGAGAGAGCTAAAGGAAGAGCAATTTCGGCGTAATTTCGAGCGTGAGCATAGTGGTCAGCTTTAACATTAATATATTCACCGATTGGGTTCCCAGAACGATCTTTCTTATATTGTCTAACTGGAGCTTTTAAATGATCTTTATATTCTAAATCTGTGTTTGCTGGAAGAGTAATTAATTGGGACTTGAATCGGCCGAGGGATAGATCAAGCCATGAGGTTCTATCAACTGAGAGAGTTGGTTCATCCTCATTAGAGATATGGATCTGCTTCCCCGTGATTCCGGTAGCGTAGAAGGCTAACCTAACCTTACCATAGAAGCGTGAAGAAAATTCATAAGCTTTCCTTCTCTCAGGATGGGCATCGATAACACAATAACGAACATGATAATCGTGCATTAAATGATCCAACTCCTCCATCTCTCTAACTTTTCCGTAAGCAATAACTCTAGGTTTACATTGGAAATTTAAATCGGTAGAGATACTTGAGACCCTACTAGGAATACTCCACTCATCAATCTCATAATGTATTGACGGATAACCAACGTCTACACCCATAGTATGTATGCCGTGGGTGGCTGATTCCTTCTTTAAATAGGTTCCGATTACTCTCTCTAAATCTGAATCAGTTATTCTAGAGCCTTTGACCTCATGAGTTAAACCAAGCTTAGAATTATAAAATTCTTGTTCGGAAGTAGGGTCTTGAAGAGCAGCAAAATAAGAAGTAGCTATCTGAGCCGGAGTAACCTTCATAGAATAAAGTTGGGAGATATGCCACCCTTTAATATCTCGATCTGAGTAAGATTCAATCCACTTAGAATTATTGAGGAAGTTAACTTTATCCTCATGATAAAGGACATTTTTGCAATGCTTACAGATTAAGTGAGACTTCTCAATATCCGGATCTGAGATATGAGTTCCGGTAAAGACAATATTATCTGGATATTCTAAATTCTCGAATCTAGAGCACGAGGGGCACCGGAAGTAGAAGATATTTTGTGAGGAACGGTTAAAATATTTAGAGATACCGGAATCATCAATTGTTGGAGTTGAAACCATCCACGCATAATGTTCTCTTTGTCCAGAGAGACGTTCAAGGGCTAAAGGAATATTAGCCTCATTCATCTCATTAAGTTCATCGAGAATTAATACATTAACCGGGATAGACTTAAGACCAGCTCTCGATTTAGAACCACGGAGATAAAAGTTAGCAGAACCAGCACGTTTATGTCCGATATTTTTAGTGTCTGAGAATAGATTCTCTAAGTAAGGTGATAATTCTAGGGCTGAATCAAACCGAGCAGCTGAGAAGTCTGAGGCATCAGGAGTTCTTGATGGAAGGACATAAAGAACATCGAAAGAGTTTACATCTATATGATAGAAAGCTATATTTATTAAGGTCTCAGTGAAGCCTATTTGGGCACATTTTGCCCCCAGATTTAGCTCAGCTTCAGAATCATGCATTTCCTTAAGCCAAGGATACCACTTAAAATCCCAAGGTCCACGATAAAGTTCTGAATCCATGACACGGTACTTGGTCGCCCAACTAGATGCCTTATTAATAGTTTTTCGTCCAAGCCCCTTCTGAATTGATTTAAGAAATTCTTCTTTAAGTGTATTTTTAATATTTGAATTGAAGCCTCTATACATTTTTATAACTCCCACTTATAATTTCTTCAATACTATATCCTTTTTTCAACCACCAATAAATAATACTATAATTTAAATTATATTTCTTACAAATATCAGTTATATTTATTTCTTCTCCATTTATATTAAATTTTCTACTTCTGGTTGTGTTTTTAGCTTGTTCTGCATCAGTTGCCCAAGTACAATTTTCTGGTTCATAGTGCCAATTACAATCAATACGTTCTATTGAATATTCTAAAGAAGGTCTTGGATGCATATCTTTATAAAAATTATTAAAATCATGCCAACTTTCACATACAATAATTCCTCGATTTCCATAATCTGAATAAGATGTATCGTTTTTATTATAGCACCTATTCATCATACAATTCCAAGGCTTATATTCTAAAGTACGCCATCCTCCATGAATATAACATTTTTCAATATCCATTTCTTTTTTTAAACAACCACAAGATCTTATCCCACCATCTCGTAATGAATCACCACGAACAATACAAAGTTTTCCACACTCACATATGCACTTCCATTTTGTTCTTTTTTCAAATCTATGATAAAAAGAAAGAACAGTAAGTCGACCATAAACATGACCAGTAAGATCTAAAATAGATTTAGGCATAATTAGAACGGAGTCCTAGAAGTTGGCTCTTCAATATCGTCTACCACGAATTGTTTGGCAAGACTACCATCATAATTAT